TATTTTGTTATATATATAATGCCACATAGTAATAAGTATAAAAAACATACTGGTGGTAGAGCGATAGAACCTATTGTAGTTGTTATTAATTACCCGGGTGGCGATTCCAATTTTACAAGACAAATATGGGAGGCGCGCGGAAGTCCGTCAGACTTAGCTTTAGGTGATGGTTGGACTGGCATAAATGATTTTACGTTTGTTAATTCATATTTACAAAAAATTAAACTCCCAACATCCGTCACATCTATTGGAAACTATGCATTTGAAAACGCAGAACAACTTGTATCGGTAACATTTAATCCAGGTTCTCAACTCAAAACTATCGGAGAAGGTGCGTTCAAAGATGCAAAAGCACTTACTACTATTGAAATTCCATCTGGCGTTGAAACGATACATTTTGCCACATTTGCTAGTGCAAGAAGTTTAACGTCTGTAATTTTTCAACCAGATTCTCGGCTGAAAATAATTGATATGGGTGCATTTAGTAATACTGATTTGCGCACAATAGAACTACCAAAAAGTGTTGAGGATATTAGGGCTAACGCATTTTATGGGAATGCGAATTTAACTACCATACGTACATATCCAGTTGTTTTAGAAAGGCTGAACGCAAATGTTTTGAATCCTCAATTACAATTTGGCGAGAATCAGTTTGATGATGAAAAAGATTTTTTTGGAATAAACCATCCAGTTAATATTATTTCTATGGATGCTACCCAAGGCGGTACACATAAATCGCGTTCAAGAACTATAAAACGAGGTAGAAAAACGAATACACGCGGACGAAGAATTAAAAGCAAATCTAGACGTCGTAAAACAAAGCAACGCAAGTAAGTTACAAATATTACACCTTTGAATATTCAAAATGGACAAAATATAATAAAAAGATTAAATATTTTTTATTATACACAGTGGCATTCACACTATTTGAAATCTTCAAATGTGTATATCAATTAAAACCCTGGATCGCCAGTGAATACCTCGGTTGCAGCAGGCGTTAATACTTTATTGTCCGTAACAATGTTGAAAAAATCAGTCATAGAGCCATTTGATACATTAAATACAAATAGTGATGCAATGCTGGACATAAACACTATCACTGCATCTTTGATAACCAATTTCAATGGTTTCCACTCTTTCGAAACATATTTCATTTCAATTATTTTCATTGAGCAAAACAAAAATGTTATTAGCAATGCTAATATAAACATCTTTTCCATCGCAATAAAATATATAAAAAGTCGTGATTTTTATATGTTTCATTCTACGCATATTCCTAAAATACAGTTATTGATTGTAACTATCTAATACAATTCTTCTACATCGTTTAATACAAAAGGATCTGCGTTTGGTTTAATGCTGGGTTCGTTATCTAATACATCAAATCCACTTAAATCGATTTGTTCGGTAGATATTTTAATGCGGTCTTCATCATCGCTTTCTTCTTCTAATTGCCGCTGAATTGCACGAGATGTGCTAATCTCTTCCAACCGTTCGATATTCTTAGGAGCATCTATTTTTTGGATAGAGTCTCTCTCATCTAATACGGTGTCTAAATCATTAAACGACAGTTTTGTAATAACAGATTCATTGTCTATATTTTGGATTGTTGGCACAACCGCGGGTATATCCTCTTCATTTGTAATTGAACTATCCACTTTGTTCGCTTTATTTTCATCATCAGTGACTTCGGGTTCTGGATCTGGCTCAGGCTCCTCAATCTTTTCAATAATAACTTCTTCTTCTTGTTCAACGCTTTCATCCATATACGCGCGGATAATAGCCTCTGTTGGTATGCTCTCGCGGATAGAAATAAGTATGCATTCCTGTATAATAGTCTCGATCTCGCGTGTATTTTTTTGAGAATGCAATGGCGTCACATTCTTATCAAACAAATAGACATTTGCGTATATTTTACGAGCAACGTTAATATACACCTTGTGAATAAAATTATCTAGTTTGGGTATAGAAATGTCGATTTTCTTTTGTTTATTGCCAACGCGAATGCAAGTTAGCACTTTCAATTGGATAATATGAACACACGTAATTAAATCTTCTAAATAATTACACCCACTGCGCTCAATAATTCGTTTCCTTTCTTCTTCTAAGATGGAATTGTTCCACTTGGGAACGCGCGATAGTAAATTCTGAAAGGTCATTAAATACTTGTTTGCTTCGTCGTTTTCTAAACATAACTTCCACGCTTCATTAAATATTGACCGAACGCCCCCTAAAACTAATGGCGTTAATATACTAACTAGTCTACTACACCACTCATTTCTAGATTCTTGTAGATTTGACAAAACAAAATCGTCCATTCTTAATTATAATGTTAAAACACTTTTTATATCAGTTTTTGAACGTAAATACATATAGTCAAGCATATACAACATAAGCAAGTTCTCGCATCTATACTCGGATTTAATGCTATTAAAACACATAACAATAGAAGACGATTTTTTCTTGTCAAATATATCAGTTTGTGTTACACATTGCATTAAATCTACCCCCGAATACCCGTTCTCATACAATTCGGTTGCCGTCGTAATAAGCTCGTTGTGGGTAATTGGCATAGAAGACAACTCTTTTAATTTCCTATATATTAGTTGAATATCATCGGCGTTATTCATACCCGGGTTATGTTGCATAAAATGTGTATGTAAGTTTTTTATAACGTTGTTCTCAACATACTCCGGTATATAAATTTCACAAAACCGCGATAAAATGGGCTTTAATAGTTTGTCTTTGTTCTCAACAACTATAAAAAATCTTGTATTATAGCTAAACAATTCGATACATCTTCTTAGTGCAGATTGTGCATCTATGGTAAGAAAATCTGCATTTAATAAGACAATTGATTTAAAAATGGTTCCATTATCTGATTGAATGTTCGTCTTTGCAAAAAATTTCAGGTCCTCTCGTATAAACCGAATGCCTTTGCCGTGAGCACAATTCACCGACATAACGTTTTTCTTTATGATCATTTTATCCTTATCATAAATCTTGTTTATAAACCAGTTTAATATCGTCTTTTTACCCGAACCAGAATAACCGTGAAAGATAATATGAGGTATTTTACCGGATTTATAAAAACAATTCAATTTGTCGTATACATTCGCGTGGTTTAATAACTGTTCCATTGTACTGTATATCATTATTACATAGGGTTTATATTTGTTGAAAAACTATTCTTTTTTTACTAATACTAATTGTTTTGTAAATAAATATCGTTCTTGATGCATCGTTCTTCTACGCAGATTACAATTTAAACAAGCGATTACTAGATTGCCTTTGTTATGCCCAATGGAATTATCAATCCGTTCTAGCGACCATTGCATCGGTTCTCTAACGTTCTCATAGAGAACCAGTGTAGTAGAATTACAATAAAAACAGCAACAATTACAGTCTACTAATAATTGTAATAACAAATCTATATTTATAAACTCTTCTGCCAAATACTTCTTTTTAACTACATCTTGACTACGATACCCCGCAATTTTATTTTTCAGTTGTTGTAGAATGATACGATATTTATGTTCATTTTTAGGATCAAGTGTGTTGTTATATAAATGTTTTACATATTCGAGCTGGATATCTGCGGTTAGGTCAATATCAGAAAATGACCATTCTACGCGATTTGTTATAACCCGTTTGCGAGGTACTTTACGTTCTCGTTCTCTTTCTTCTTCTTCTTGTTGTTCTTCATAATTATCATCTCCCCTTTCTTTTTTGGGTGTTAAATCTACGTCTATATGTTTTATATTATTATCATCGTGTGTATGAATCGCAACGATTTCAGTGGTATCAAACTGTATCTTCTTAATATTCTCCATAGACTACTATATTTAACGGATATCTATGTCTTGGCACATTTACGCAATAATTTATTTTTGTAAATAAACAATATTCAAAAAGTAGATAAACACAACGCTACATATAATATAAAGAGTTGCTACTTTACAATGTTCACTAATAATATCGAGGAAAAGCCAGTTGCTGAGATTCAGATACAACCGGACAATAAAGAAACACAGGCAAGTCGCGACCAAAGCAATTATAATATTATTGACCGATTACTTGAGAAGGAAAAAATAAATAATAAATCGGACAACTGGAATAAAATCGACAAAACGGTTAAAATACAAAAACTACATCAATTTGCGGAAAGATATGGTAAAGAACACGGGTATCCGACAAAGGACATAAAACTGTTAAAGAATTTCTTTGTGGAATGCTTGGAAAAAAATAAATTACAAAAGACAAAGGACGTTATATATGATAAGGAAAAGCAAGAGATTACATCAATACCCGCGCTTCATTTCAATCAAACCAGTCACAATTTTACACTTCGCATTATTGATGTAAAACGGGTATCCACGTTAAAATCACTGACTCCAAAACGCAGTTCTGCAAAAGAACATATTGAGTAAGCGTATAATTATTTGCAAAATTGAATTAAGTTTGCTGATTGAAACTATAATAAAATATATAGAAATAAGATTTTATTATAATGCAAGTTACAATGGAAGAATTATCTGAATCCGACAATGTGTCAATTTCCTCGTCTGACGAGGAAACTATTGCAAGCATATGTATGTCAGAAGCAGTCAGTGAAAAATCATATTGCGAGACGTTTCCTTTGGATAATTTAACAAATGATGATATTGCTGAGATAATAATGGACATATATGAACAGATTGACACGTATGTTCAAGAAAATATACTTAAAATGTCTTTGCCTACCTTTTATTCAGACATATGTGATGATATTGCGGAAACAATGTATATAGAATGGGAATCAGCTGGTGTATGTGATGAAGACGCATATAATGACATTCTTGAACTCGTGAATACAACAATGGATACATATAAACACGCGAATCTACAAACTCGACGATCATCATCAAATGATGCCGATAACCTTACATCCGATGAAATTACGGCATTATCTCAGCAAATTCAACATTTACAGTCGCTTTCGCAACCGGAACAACGAACCCCAGAATGGTATGAATTTAGAAATGGGTTAATTACCGCGAGCAATTTATGGAAGGTATTTGGTAGCCAATCGCAAATAAATAGTTTGATTTACGAAAAATGTAAATCAATTGCAACCGCAGATAGTTCTGCTGCTGGTGGTGAGAATCGATCAACTAATACGAATACACCGATGCATTGGGGCGTTAAATATGAACCTGTTACTGTCATGTTATATGAAAAAATGTATCGAACTAAGATTGGTGAATTCGGATGCATTCAACATCCAGAGTATTCATTTATTGGTGCATCGCCTGACGGAATTAACATTGACCCGTCAAGTGACCGGTTTGGTCGCATGCTTGAAATAAAAAACATTGTTAATCGAGATATAACTGGTATTCCAAAAGAAGAATATTGGGTACAAACACAAATACAAATGGAAACTTGTAATTTAGACAAATGCGATTTTGTTGAAACTAGAATAAAAGAATATCCAACCGAAGAAGAATTTTATAAAGACACATCTCACGAATACAGAGGCGTCATTTTGCATTTTGTAACTCGCGGATTAGGATCGAATGACGAACCAATATATCGATATATGCCATTACATATTAACATTGAACCACACGCTATACAAACCTGGATTAATACGACCAAAGCAGAAGCCAGCAATTCAAACCAATTCTTATTTACAACTATATATTGGTATCTAGATGAAATTTCGTGTGTTCTTATTGAACGCAATCGCAAATGGTTCAATACAGCTGTAACACAAATACAAGCAGTGTGGGATACAATTCTGACCGAACGTTCAACCGGATATGAACACCGAGCACCAAAAAAACGCGTACCAAAAATCTTAGTTCAAACAAACGAGATGTCTGGTGTTCATTTAATTCAAAATATGCCGAATAATAAAAAGGTGTGTTTGGTAAAACTTCAATTTTAGTTTTATGAAAATGATATAGATGATATTATATATATTATTTATAATAGAATGTCTGCCGTCTCGTCTACTGCAAACACGCGCGAATTTGATGAAGAAATGTACGTAACCAAACGGTCAGGCAAAGCCGAAATTGTATCATTCGACAAAATATTAAATAGAATTAAAAATATCGGTCAGGAAGTAAATATTAAAATTAATTACACATCGCTCGTGATGAAGGTGATTGATCAATTATATAATAATATTTCTACCACTAAGATTGATGAACTATCCGCAGAACAATGTGCATCCATGGCGTCCATTCATCCAGATTATAATGTTCTTGCTGGACGCATAATCGTATCGAACCATTTGAAAAATACATCCAGTGTATTCACTGATACTATGACCCAGCTATATATGTATAGAGATAAACATAACAAACATTCTCCGCTGATTTCAGATGAACTTTATAATATTATTCGAAGTTACGACGAAGAGCCCGATGGGGTTCACACAATATTTAAAACAAACAAACTCGACTCGATTATTAATTACAATCGTGAATATCTAATTGACTATTTCGGATTTAAAACACTTGAACGCGCGTATTTAATGAAAATTGATAAAAAAATTGTAGAAAGAATTCAACATATGTGGTTGCGTGTGGCGATTGGCATTCACGGGGACAATTTTACTAGAATATGTGAGACATATGAATTAATGTCACAAAAATATTTTACACACGCTACTCCAACTCTTTTTAATGCAGGAACGCCACATCCACAACTATCATCTTGTTATTTGATAGCAATGGAAAATGATAGTATTGAGGGCATTTATAATACTCTCAAAGATTGTGCACTCATTTCTAAATGGGCGGGAGGCATTGGTTTGCATATTCATAATGTACGTGCATCTGGCAGTCATATTAGAGGAACTAACGGTGAATCCAATGGCATTGTTCCTATGCTGCGTGTATTCAACAACACTGCAAAATACGTTGACCAGTGTGTTCATCCCGAGACGATTATATATACTACCCAAGGACCCAAATCTATTCAAGACTGTATTGCAGGAGAAACTGAAATTTTTAATATGAACGGTGAGGCAGAAGTTATTGGAAATGTATTAGAACATTCATATGAGGGCGACATTTTAGAAATACATACTACACAATCTATTCATCCTCTTCGTATTACGCCCCAACATCCAGTATATGCTCTTAGAGGACAACAAAAAGAACTAAATTACAGTGTTATTACAAACCGACTCACTAAACAGCTTGCTCACTTTGAATGGACTGACGCGGGGGAATTAGATGAGGATGATATGATTGTATATTCTATTCCTAAGTATGAAAACGACTATGCGAATATTACAGCAGACGATTGTTATATGTATGGCGTAATTTTGGGAGACGGATCTATGTCCAATCAAACTGACTCCTCTGGTTATGTTTCTATGCATACTACCAATAAACGCCATATTCGCGAATTTATGGAGGACTATTTTAATAAACGGCTCGTTGA